AAGTCTGATCTTGTAGTATTACCAGTAGCACTCTCTGTTACTGCATCAAAGTCTGTTCCATCCTTTTGAGCTTGTTCTATTCTTTCTTCTTCTGTCTCATTATCTCTAACTCCAACTGTGGCAATTTTATCTTTAGGTGTATATCCACTGAATGGCAAGAACTTAGCATCAGGAACATTTTTCATCACCTCTTGATAATCATTATATCCCATACAACCCATAATCACAGGTTGTTGTGCATTATCCCCATCTAAAAAGAATCCAAAAACAAAAGTGCCTTGTGTTAAGTTTGCATTTTGAGATGATCCTCTACCTCCACCACCAGCAGTGACAGGATACATAACTGTTGCCCATGGCAAATCATCATCAGAAAGTTGTGATGGAGCAGCAGTATGATACCCCATAATACGAACTTTATATCTCTCACCAAAACCAATTGATTCCTCCTCAGTTGACTCATTGGTTGGAGCTGGAAATCCTGGTATGTTATTTTTCCATGTTTCCTCATCAGCAATCTGCCCTATCCACCAGATAAATCCATCTTTGCCTACAAAATGATTTTTAAACAATCCTTGATCTAACATTATAAGTTTCCTCCAAATGAATCTCTAACCAAGGAAAGACTACTGGTTGATGAAGTAGGAGTTATTCTATGGCATACACTTGCTACCATATATGTTCCATGAGTCTCAGAGTTTGTCTCCTTTTGTTCATCTCCTGATAGTTTAGGGAAATCACATTCAATCACATCACCAGCTTTGATGGAAAAATCACCAGGTATAGTAATCTCAGTCTTCACTGTAAATAATTGATTGTATCTCATTATAGATTGTACCATAGTATTTGCAACATCAAAATTTTCTTTCTCTTTTTCACTGTTCCATCTATTTAACTGTTCTTGTGATGTGATACCACTTGGCATTACACCAGTATCCATAATAAAACTCATGAGTCTAGTTGGTGATTGTCTGAACTCCTCTTTAATTACATCTACAACAGGTTCATTTTCAGCAATTACAAGTTTTTCTAAATATTCTTTCATTTGATCTACTTTTTTTATTATTTTTCCAACAATTTGACCTTCTGGTGGAGGTGTTTCAACTTCAGGAAAACTACGCACTTCATAATTAAATGACAATGGATCAAAGAATATTGATCTATTAGTGTACATACCCATCATTAAATTTTTACCTAAATCTACATCACTATCAATATCACATGTTAACATTCTTGCATCATAACCTTTTGGCACTTGAGTAGAATTGTTAAAAATATATTTTTTCTTTGGTTCCTCTTGAAATATTTTATCTATTGATCTAAAATGATATCCATCACGTGTTTGGAAGAATAGATATCCAGATGCTCCACCCTCACCACCTTGTATCTGTGGTATAGATTTAGATGCTAACCAAGTACAAATATAAAAAGGTTTTCTATCATTACCTATAAAATTAAAAGGAACAGCAGTATTATCAATTTCTATATCAGATGTAACTTTTAATACATCCTTTAAAATTTTCTCTACATTGTCACCTATATTACCCTCATATTTCTTTACTACTCTAGTTTGTTCATTGGCAAAAAATTCTCTAGATGTAAAATCAAGAAAATATAAATCTTTTGATGTGCCTGGATCCACATCTCTAAGTCTATTAACATATAATCCTTCTTCAAAAGTTAACTCATTACCATAAGCATCTTCAATTGTAATATCAGTTCTCTCTCCACCTCTAATAGGAAGTCCATCAACTGTGCTTTGAGTATCATTCTTTTTTTTATTTACCTGATATCCTGTTTCTACTATTGTAGCACTAGCAGTAACACTGTTAGATAAAACATTTTCATAATAGCGAAAGTCAACCACACCTGGTTGTAACTCAACAGCATAATCTGTAAAGTTGGATGAGATACGAAACTTTACTATATTACCTGCTGATTCTGGGGGGTTTTTTGATGTCATTAGATCTTATAAAGACTTGCTCTTACTTGTGTTTTAAAATAACTATTTAACATGTCTTTTTGATTGTTATACATTATCATAGCTTGTTGGTGTTGTCTTGCTCCTGATCTTCCTGCACCAAAATCACTTCTCTTTGGTTCACCCAAAATCACAGTTCCAGCTGCTGATTCTTCATATGTTGTTTGTGATGAAACATCAGATACAGTGGATGAGGTGGATGAAATATCTTTTTCTCCTAGTTCTGCAGTTGTAGTTTCACCACCAGACTCACTATCATCTATAGTTGCATCAGTATTATCTGGAGTTTCTACAACTGCTTCTGTTATTTCTCCTCCCTCCTCTTCACCACCTGATATAGATGTCTCTAAATCTGGTACTTCTTCTTTCTCTCCTGATGGGAAGAGAGAGTTTTTAAGATGTGGTAATAAGAAAGGCATTCCAAATGGTGTTAATAGTGCAAGATTAGGAACCTTGACTAATCTACCATTCTCCATATATTTGGATTCTTTTGATAATCCCAATAAATTTGCTACCTTTCCTAATGTGGTTTGTACTCCCCCACCCTCTGGAATATTAAGAGTTGGGAAGTTTGTTATAAATCTGCTAATTCCATCTTTAAAGAAATTGCCAGCCTTTCCAAGCATACTTAAAGCAAAATTTGCAACTGCTGTAAGAGCTTTACCTGTACCAGATAATAATTGACCAAACTTTTTCTTTAAGAAATCTACACCTTTAGCACCAGATTCATCTCCATTAAACATATCATACAAAAAGGAACCAATAAATTCACCAACTATTTCACCAAGTAATAAACCAAAAGGTGCTCCAACACCACCCAGAGCTGCTCCAAGTGCACCTCCTATCATACCACCAAATACAGCACCTAAAGTTCTAAACAAAGTTTTTCCTAAAGGATCACCAGATAAGATTGAAGTAACTGCAACAATTATAGGACCAAGAACAGGAATCTTAATTGCTTTTGCTCCCTTAGATAAGACCTTAAACATTTTTCCTGACTTAGCAACCATCTTTGCTGCATCTTTACCAAATAATTTAAGTATTAGTCTGCTAGGTGCTTTTGATAATCCTCTCCTGAGAACATTACCTGTTACTTTATTAAATGTTTTTGTAATGGCTGTTCTTGCAGTGGTAAGACCTGTTCTGGCTACATCAGCTCCCTGTCTAGCAGCATTGGCCATCTGACCTAATTGTTTTAAACCAGGTAGATTTTTTATTATGTTTAAAAATTTACCTCCTAATAATTTAAAAGTACCTCTAATTTTAGATCCTATTGCTTTAAAAACTTTAGATATTGGAGATAATAATTTCTTTACTCCACGACCCATTAGATTAAGACCTGCTTTAGCAAGTTTTAGTCCATTTGCAAATGCAAAAATAGTAACTCTTAAAAGTTTAGAATATAATTCTAAATTCTCTCCTATATTTTTAAATATTTCTCTTATTTTATCAGCATTGTTTACTAAAAATAATGCTAGTGAACCAAGTGCTACATTAGTTAAAAACTTAGATATCATCTCCAAAGGATCTTGTGCTATTTTTTTAACTCCCTTTCCAACTTTTCCTAACATACCATCTTTCTTTTCTAACTTTGCTTCTTTCTTTCTCTTCTTTTCTTCTTCTTTTTGTTGACGCAATAATTTTAGTTCATTTTTTTTCTGTTCAGCTTGAGCACCAGTAAGAAATGCTAGTGCATCTGTCATACCAACTATGTTATCTACTTTCTCAGTGAATGCTTTATAGTCTATCTTAGCAGATACAGGTGTTACTTTTGAAACTTTGTCAATATCAACTTTCATCATTTTGGATACTGAAGCAGGTCTCCTTACTTTAGTTCTCTGACCATAAGAACTTTCTCTGTCCATTACTTTGCTTATTTTTGCTCGCTTCTCTTCCTTATCACCACCAATGAATTTTTTAGCACCCTCCTTCACCTTCTTCTTACTCAAGGATTTGGCTAACATTTTTACACCAGTGACTAAAAAATTAAGTGCCATTTATCCCACCAAATTGTAAATTGATTGAACAATAATATTAGAATCATCACGTGCATCAGTAGGTGAAAAACGTTTGGATCCCTCTTGAGTAGAGGGTGCACTACCAGAGGTTAGTCCACCACCATTACCAGAATTTCCACCACCCATAGCTACTACTGTACCATTTCCTCCATTTGGAGTACCAGGTGGTGAGACTTTAGAACCTGATTGACTAGATGACATTTTTGCTATGCTGTTATCTGATGTTTCAGATCTTGTACCACCTCCTAGACCTGTAGTGCCTCCACTTGGTGCACCAAAATCAACTGTCATAGTCTCAGGATTAGACATTGACCATGCCTTTAAGAAACTTTTCTCTTCCCTAGTACCTGGTTTTCCACCTAAATCAACACCTATACATCCCAATGTTCCATAAGGATCTATATCACTATGAATCATCATACCTGATCTCTTTCCCATATTACCATCACCACTTCCAATATAAGCAGACCAATCACCCAATCCTTTTAATGATCCTGATAGAGGACCATGCTCATCAAAACTATGAACTTTATATGTCCCATCTGGCATTGGATATCCTTTGCCAGGTATATCATTTCTCATCTCTTGAGAGATATTACCTGTTCCTGGTTTTCCTGAGATTACACTATAGGGTCTTCCAACTGGTTTTCCATCTGAATCTTTCATATGCATTAGTCCTGTATTACCCCTTCCTTTAATACCTATAGATCCACCACCTTTTGCATAAGTTGTGCCATCTTTCATAACAGGTTGATTAGTACCACCACCCTCTGCATTCATCTGCTCTAAATTTTCAAGTCCCTCATTCTGAACAGCACCTTTACTCATTACAAATTCACCTGGTTCTAACATTGCAGGCACAGTGTCTCCTGTTCCTTCACCAGGCACTTCACCACCACCTTGCATGTTTGCTGAAGGAGGTTCTAATTTTGGAATCTCAGGTATTCTTAATGGTTTTACTTTATCTTTTACACCATCTAAAGGTAGATCAAAATCTCCTAACCCAAATTTTTCTGCTAAAAATAAAATTGGACTAGTGATCATGTTTAACCCATCTAATAAAGCATTTACTACAAAATTAATAGGGGTTAAGATAAACATGTTTATACCCTTTATTAAAAAATTAGCAAAACTTATAATTCCATTAGCAAAATCTCTTAATGGTTTGAGAATTATCTCAGGATTCTCAAGAATTCTAACTAAACCTAAAACAGCACTTCCTAAAAGAATATTCTTAAAGAAATTTAACATCACATCCATCATATCTTGAACAGGTTTAACTGCTTTATCAATAGTCTTACCAATTATTCCTTTTCCTTTTGGTTTTTCTAATTTTTTTTCTCTTGCTTTATCACCAGCTGTATCTTCAGATACTCTTAGATCATCTTGTTTCTCTTTATCTGCCTCTATTTGTTTATCAAAGTTACCAAGAATTTTGCTAAGATTATCTTCTATCTTAGTCAAACTAGGTTGAAGAACATTAAGAAGAAAGTCCTTTAACGAATCTTTTTTC